CCAACACCTTGCGGCTCAAAATTGAAAATGATGGCCGCATAAACTCATATGGCGGGAGGATAGGTTACGGCGCAGGTGGCTCAGCCGTCACGCAAACTACCAGCAGGACGACGGGCGTCACGATTGACGCATGCTCCGGCAAAATCACCCTCGTATCGGCGGCCGGCTCCACAACTTATGCGACGTTCACCGTGACAAATAGCAAAGTGAGTGCCGACACAACCGTGATTGTGAACCAGCGCAGCGGCACCAACAAATACAAAACTCATGTGACCGCCGTGGCAAGTGGCTCTTTTGACATTTCATTTGCCACCACATCTGGCACCGCCACGGATTCTCCGGTGTTCAACTTCGCCCTGATTCAAGCCTCAGACACATGAGCCTTTACGACATTGAGCACGCTTTATATGCGCTGATTGCTCAGGCAATTGTCGGCTTCCTGACCGGCGAATGGTTCTGGGGCGGCGTCATCCCTGTTGCGTTCTTTGTCAGCAGGGAGCATGCGCAGGCTGAGTACCGCTGGATTGAGCACTTTGCAAATGGAAAGCGCGCCAACATGCCTTGGTGGGGCGCATTTGATAAGCGCGTTTGGGATGTGCATTCCCTCTGGTGGAACCTGCTCTGCCCGATTGTCTGCGTGGCGGCGGTAAGCTTGGGGGCCGGCTGATGCCAGTTGTGAAATTGCAGTTTGGGCCGTGGCTCCCCGACCAAGGCGATTTGGGCAATCCTGGCGCCACTGTTGCGACCAACGTCATCCCGGATGCGGGGCTATTCCGCCCGTTTTACGGGCTCTCTCCGTCAGCTTCTACCTCCATCTCGGCCTATGCCAGAGGCGCAATCTCGGCAAGCGGAAGCAACGGCTTCTACTACAATTTTGCCGGAGATGAGACAAAGCTCTACAGCCGCAGCAGCGCCGCCACATCTTCGGCAATGATTGATGTCAGCAGGACCAGCGGGGCCTACGCCACGGGCGCTAACAACAATTGGGACTTCGTGAAGTACGGCGAAAAGATTATCGCCACGAACTACGACGATTCTCCGCAAATCATCACCCTTGGAGACGCAAATTTCGCAGACCTTTCTGGCAGTCCGCCGAAAGCCAAAACCGTTGCGGTGGTTGGCGATTTTGTGGTGTTCGGGAATCTGGATGAGGGCGGTACTAAAGACGTTCAGAAGTTGAAATGGTCAGGCTTCGGTGATGAAACCGCATGGACGCCCTCCCCCACAACGCAGTCAGATGAGCAGGTTCTGGGAGGAAACTTCGGAGCCATCCTGAGAATTGTCAGCGGTGATTTCGGCTCCATCTTCTGCGAGCGAGGAATCATCCGAATGGACCGCGAGCCGCCGCCAACGGTTTTCGGATTGTACCCTGTCGAAAGGAAGCGCGGAGCCATAGCGGCTGGCGCAATTTGTGATGCTGGCAATGTCATGTTCTACATCAGCAACGATGACATCTACGTTTTCAACGGGAATGATAGCCAGAACATCGGAGCGGGGAAGGTTGCGCGCACCATATTGGCTGACATGGACCCAGCGTATCATCACCGCATGAGCGCCGCTGCCGATGTGACGCGCTCGCTTGCAATGTGGTCATACGCGGGCTCTGGCAACAACAACGGCCAGCCCAACAAGATGCTGATTTACCACTGGCCTTCTGGAAGCTGGTCAATCGCTGAGATTGAGGCAAATTCAATCTATGCGTATATGTCGCCAGGATACACGCTTGAGGGGCTCGATGAAATCTCATCAAGCCTCGATGCGCTTGGCGCATCTCTGGATAGCGCGACTTGGGCCGGCGGTGATTTGGGCATTGGCGCATTCAGTTCCAGCAATGTGCCTAGCACATTCAACGGCAACGCACTGACAGCGGTCATAGAAACAAAAGAGTTCGAGTCCGCCACAGGCAGCTCTGGCCTTGTGGACCAATGCAGGCCAATCATTGAGGGCGACTCCTCGACCATCACCGTTCAGCACGGGACCAGAGATAGGCAGTCTCAGAACACATCCTGGGGCTCCAGCTTCTCCGTGAACAACGATGGCGCTTTTGATGTCAGGAAGGCGGCGCGCTATCACCGGCTCCGCTTCACCGTTGCTGGAGGTTTCACCAAAGCCCTTGGGGCGGACATCAGGGTAAAGCAGAATGGTAAGCGATAGGTCTCAGCTTTTTGGTGGAAGGCTGGCAAATTTACATCCAGCCACAACCACCGTGCAGACACTGTTTACTGCGCAAGCAACAACGGAAATCACGCGCATTCAAATTTGCAACGTGACCAACAACAACGTGGACTACAGCATTTTCCACGATTCAAGCGGCGGCACCTACGCAACGGCATCGTCTCTGGTGTATTCCAAGCAGGTTGCTGGAAAAGGAATTGAGGTGATTGAAGCCGCATCGCAAGGCTCTGGCATCACGATGGCGAAGGGCGATTATCTCGGCGTGTCCACCTCCGCCGCAGACCATTTGGTTTTCAACGTCTACGGCATAGTTCAGAAGGTTCGCTGATATGGCTACATATGCTGATTTGAATTTTACTCCTTTTACTTACACCCGAGATGAATGGGATGGCCCAAGTGGAGCTAATCTCATTACTTCTTTCGGACAAGGTAAGAGCAGTGGGGGGGAAACATTTAGACAATGGCTAGATAGAACTAATGCCGAAGCGCAGTCTGTTGTAGCGCAAGAAGCCGCTCGGATAAAACAAATTCAGGATTGGAAAAATAGTCCTGAAGGGCAAGCTCAGATAGTCCGAAATCAGTACGACTTATTTTCTGGGCGACAACCTGAAAGGTTGCAGTATTACGAGAGCCCTGCCGAGTATCAAGATTATTATATTACGTCTCCTTTTTCGTCCAAATTTACCACTCCTACTATACATGACCCATATCAGGGAGCAGAGTATCAAAAGGCTTGGACTGATTATTATAAGCAGTTTCTTCCTTATGGGGTTGAAAGCACTACGGAATTTAGCCCTCTCGCGACTATGCTTAATTCACAAGCTATTGGTTCGTTTAGTAAATTAATGCAGCCGGGCGGGGAAATGAGCATGACCCCCGTGGCGAATCAACCGGGGTATAAATTTTATACTGGGTTTAGTAAGGAACAATTAGACGCCGTAAAGAACGACCCCGAACTGTATCAGTTTGCTACTAATTGGAATACTCAAGTACAAGCAGCAGAAGATTGGGGGGTTAAACTTCAAAATCCATATAGCCCATTTCTTGAGCTAACCCCTGCAGATTATGTTGCGCCAGAAAAACATAAAACGGTTAAATATGGGGCCAAGTTTGGCGGAGAGCCCGGCGCTCAAGCCATTGGAAAAACTAATAATAATCCTATACCAAACACTCCAGGCGCAGGATTGTGGGTATATGGAATTGACCCAGAAAATCCATCATCAATTGCGAATGCGTATAATAAAATTTTCTTTAGGGGCGGGGATGCGGGCGCCAAAGAGGCTTTGGCCGCATTCGCCCCAAAACAAAATAAAGATGGTTCATGGGAAAAAAGAACAAGTATTGATGATTTGTATAAGTTTGGAAGCGAGCTTGATGCTTATTATCGAGGACTTGCACAAAAAATAGATTTGCCAAAGCGCGGAATCATGGATTCCATTGCCGGCAAAGTTATTCTTGGCGCTTTAACTTCTGCCGCGACAGGTGGCCTTGGAACCATTGTCGGGGGCCTCACTGGCAGTGCGGCGGCCGGCAATCTCGCATCTCTTGGCGCCAGCGCGGCGATTGGGGGAGCGCAAGGCGGCCTTGAGGGCGCCCTGACTTCTGCCCTCGGTAGCGCGGTCGGCGCAGGCATTGACCAAGCCGGAGGGCTTGGAAACATCGGGGATTTTGTCTCAGACCCCTTTGGAAACATTGGCGCTGCCTATGGTCTCGGTGACAGCGCTTTCTCTGGCCTCAACTTCTCCGGCATGGAAGAGGCCGCTCAAGTAGGCCCCGGAAGCGTCGCGCAGAATACATCCGCAAGCCTTAACCCAAATTCTCTTAGCGGCAATCAAGAGTTTTACGCGCCATCTTTTGGTAATCCAGATAATTATATGGGGGAGGTTGTAATATCTGCTCCCGCGGGGGACATCTCGC